CTAAACCTCCAAAATATCACTAATCTTTAAATTAAAAACTAATGCCTGAAAACACAGACCCAAACAAGCAATCTCTTATACACGATGTTATGCCTCGTTATTTTAAGTGCAGATTTTTTAAAGGACAAATATTGCATTCAAGAATATTAGAAGCAAAAGACGAATTAGATATTAAGAGTGTTTTTGCTAAAAGATACCCAAGCCGTCACCTTTTGGAGGCAATCGAGGTATAATGAGGCATAACTATTCGCTAACAGCTATAAAAGTATTACTTTTTCATGGGAAAGACTGTAAAATATACGAAAGTTAAAGTAATAAAAATTACAGAAATTCAGCATAATACTTTGAAAAAGTTAGATAGTTATCAGGTAAATGTCGCTGATTTTATTAGAACAGCGATACAGGAGAAAATTAGAAGGGATTATGAATATCTAATCCCTAAAGCTAAAAAGTCTGATTGTCCGTTTTAATGTAAAATAAATAGGATTATGACAAACGAACAGAAAAAAATAGCGAACTACACATTGATATTCTGTGTGTATGTTGCGATAATGACGATAGCCGGATTAGTTTTTATACTTTACAAACACGTTTAACAGCGTGTTTTTGGTTTTTACGATTTAAATATGTAATTTTGGGGTATTATGGCGTACGATAAAAACGATATATTTGAGAAGGCTAAACAGGCTATAACCGACAATAATCTTTATTTTATAGAGGATGTTGTCGCTTTTGTGCCTTGTGGAAAGACTGCTTTTTATGATTTCTTTAAAGTCGATTCGAACGAAATGAACGATATAAAAGAACTTTTGGACAATAACAAAATAAATACAAAAGTAAAACTTAGAAAAAAGTTAGGAGAAGGAGATAAAGCAGCCGAAATTTTAGCGCTGTATAAGTTAATAGCTACTGAGGACGAAAGAAAAGCTTTGTCTATGCAACATATTGACCATACCACAAAAGGAGAGCAAATAAACGTTATTTCATTAGGATCAGGAACTAAACCAGATGAATCTAATACCTAAGCAAGAACACGCTGTTTATTATCTAAAAGATAACCAAACTAAAGAGCTTATTTACGGAGGAGCTGCAGGTGGTGGTAAATCCGCACTAGGGGTTTTGTGGCTTATTGAACAATCGCAAAAACACCCAGGTACTCGATGGCTAATGGGTAGATCAAAGCTGAAAGCATTAAAAGAAACTACTTTAAACACCTTTTTTGATCTTACATCAAAACTTAAACTATCAAATCAATTCAATTTCAATTCCCAGTCAGGTATAATTTACTGGAACAATGGAAGCGAAATATTGCTAAAAGATTTATATTTATATCCTTCCGATCCTAATTTCGATTCATTGGGATCATTAGAAATTACAGGAGCTTTTATTGACGAGTGCAACCAAGTAACTTATAAAGCTTGGCAAATTGTTAAATCACGTATTCGTTATAAGATAAAAGAATTAGGAATATCGCCAAAGCTTTTAGGAACGTGTAACCCATCAAAAAACTGGGTTTATGCTCAGTTTTATTTGAAGGACAAAAACGGAACGATAGACAATGATAAAAAGTTTATTCAGGCGTTGCCAAAAGACAATCCGCATTTACCACAATCATATTTAGAATCTTTATTGTCTCTTGACGAAAACAGCAAGCAACGTTTGTATTATGGCAATTGGGAGTACGATAATGATCCTGCCAAGCTTATTGATTATGAGAAAATACAAAATATATTTACTAATGATTTCGTGCCAGTTGGTGAAGCTTTTATAAGTGCTGATATTGCCCGTTTTGGTAGCGATAAGATGGTTATAAATGTTTGGCAAGGCTTCAGAGTAGTTGAGATTTACACGTTAGCTAAATCAAGCATTACCGAAACAGCACAAGCAATTAAAGACCTTGCTAATAAATGGAAAGTTCCATTAACCAACATTATTGCGGACGAGGACGGTGTAGGTGGTGGAGTAGTTGATATACTTCGATGCAAAGGATTCGTAAATAACTCAAAGCCTTTACCCGTTGAAAATCAGATAGTGCAATATCAGAACCTTAAAACGCAATGTTATTTCAAGTTAGCCGAAATGATACAGAATGGAGAAATATTCGTAAATTGCACCGATGGAACAATGATTGACGAAATGTCGAAAGAGTTGGAACAAGTAAAAAGAGATAAAATAGACAGTGACGGTAAGCTTCAATTACTATCTAAAGAGAAGGTAAAGGAATCGATAGGACGTTCTCCTGATTACTCTGACGCTTTAATGATGCGTATGTATTTTTGCTTTAAACAAGAATTTTTCTTTTTCTAACACTTTTTTTATTAATTTTACACACATGGCGAAAAGTTTTATACAAGTAGGTTGGGAGAAGTTCAAAGGCAAAGAAAAGAATACCTTTAACGAGGCATTTTTTCAATGGATGGGTAACGGTTATGTTAGGTACGATTATAACAATAAAACTTATTTGAAAAAGGGTTATAATGAAAACCCGACTGTATTTTCTGTTATAAATAAACAGACCGTTAAAACTATTTCGGTTCCATATTCTATAAAGCAAGTACAAAACAAACAATCATACGAAAAGATACGCCAATTAGATTTAGCTACGAAAGGATTGTTTACGCTTCAACATCAAATTAAACGTGCAAAACTTCAACTAAAAGCCTACAAGTCAGAAGAAAAGCCGTTTCCATTAGATCAACCAAATCCGAACCAAACATGGTCAGATATTATAGGTTTATACAAAACCTACATGAAACTTACGGGTAATTTTTATCAATACCATGTAGCACCAAAAGAGGGGGTAAACAAGAATGTTCCTAAAATGGTTTACGCACTGCCTTCTCATTTAATGCAGATTGTTCTAAAGAAAGACGCAAACTTATTATTAGATGAAAACCCAATTGATTATTATATGTTAATTGAAGGCAATCAGTTTATTAAATTCATGTCAGACGAGGTTGTTCACGTTAAGTATGTGAATCCTAACTTTGACATGAACGGATCTCATTTATACGGTCACGCTCCATTAAGAGCAGGAAACAGAAACGTTAATTCTCAAAACTCAGCAATAGATACAAATATTAAAACTCTTCAGTCTGCCGGCGCATTTGGGTTTATTTACGGCAAAGGCACTCCTTGGACACCGGAACAAGCTTCTTCAATGAAAGAGCGTTTAGTCGAAATGGATAAAGATCCAGGGAGATTGGGTAAATTAGCAGGGGCAAGCGGTGAGGTTGGATTCCAGAGAATATCTTTAACTACAGACGAACTAAAGCCTTTTGATTATCTTGATTGGGATCAAAAAACAATATGTAACGTGCTTAATTTTCCGGATGAATTATTAAACGCTGATACTTCTGGAGCGTTGGCAGGAAGCACGAACAACGATGCGAGAAAGCAGTTGATTACAGACGACATACAGCCTGATTTAGTATTATTACAATCCGCATGGAATAAGTCATTTATACCATTATTCAAAGGCTATGAGAATAGTGTGATCGAGTTCGATGTCACGGAATTGCCAGAAATGCAGGAGGACATGAAAAAGCAAGCTGAAGCACTAAACCTTATTCCATTAACGCCAAACGAGAAAAGAACAGTGTTTAAATACGAAACATTGCCAGATGATGGTATGGATGTTGTTTGGATAAATGGCAAAAGAATTGATGATGTTAGCGATGGAGTAATGAATGATGCAAATTTATGATATCATGGGAAAAACAAAGACGTATCTATGAGCGTAAAGCATATAGAATAGTTCAGAATCACATATCAAAGATTTTGAATAATATCCCGTATAACAATGCTACATTATCAAATTATGAGGTGTTAATTAACGCAAACATATCAGAACAAGATATTTATAAAATGTTCCGTGAAGTTTACACAACTATTGGCATAAACTATGGAAACAAAGTAAATAATTCTTTAGAAAAGGTAAAAAAGGCAAATGTTTTGTTTAATGAAATTATTGAAAGAAATTTTGCTATTTTTGTCTAATGAAGGAGGTGTTAAGATTGCTTCTGTTCACGATACATTGATTGGCGATATTATAAAATCAATACAAAATAGTTTAGGAGAAAATGGAACTGTAATTGATTTACGAAATGCAATTCAGTCTTTAATCGAAAAGAGCCAGACGTTTTATAAATGGCAGTCGTTAAGAATATCGAGAACTGAAACAACTAGTGCAAGTAATTTCAGTGCGATAAAAACGGCTGAAATGTCTGATTTAGTTTTGCAAAAAGAATGGATTTCGGTTATTGACAATAGAACAAGATACGATCATAGGTTCGAGAACGGACAATTTACCGATTTAGATAAGCCTTTTATAATGCAATCAGGTGCTTTATTGCAATATCCGGGCGACACAACGGCTCCGGCAAACGAAGTTATTAATTGCAGATGTACGGTTGCATTTGTTCCTAAGCGTGATGCAGAAGGAAATTTAATATTAAAAAGTAATTAGAATGGATTTCAAACAATTATCATACGATTTAAAGGAACTTGACGAAACAAAAGGAGTTGTTACGGCTTATGCTAACGCTTATAACTTCAAAGACTCTGACGGGGATATTTCAGCGTTTGGATCATTTGAAAAAACAGTATCAGAAAACTTTAAACGTATAAGGGTATTGAAAGATCATAACCCTACAATGATGATAGGTGTTCCTTTGATTATAGACACTAAGGATTCTTACGGATTACTTACGACTACTCAGTTTAACATGAATAAGCCATTAGGCAAAGACATGTTCACGGATGTAAAATTGATGCATGAAAACAATCTTAATGCTGAGCTATCAATTGGATATAAAGTACTTCAGAGAGACGCTAAGGACAAATCAATCATTAACGAATATAAGTTAATGGAATATTCATTTTTATCATCGTGGGGCGCAAACGAACTAAGTACGGTACAAGGAATTAAAAGCATTAAATCTCATTACGGGATTATGGAATTAGTGCAAAAAGCATATAATCTGGATTATTCTGATGAAAGACTAAGACAGTTTGAAACAATATTAAAATCACTTTCTAATGAGCCGTCAGAAACTGACACTTTGAACGAACAGCCGATTATTTTAGAGACGTTAAAATCATTTTCACAATCATTAAATTTAAAATAATGGACGAATTATTAAAAAAAGAATTAGAAAGCATCAAAACAGGTTTAGAAACTAAATCTGCACTTGAGGTTAAATCAGCTATAGATGCGTTTGAAGTAAAATTCAATACAGCAACTGAAGCGCAAAAAACAAGCTTTGAAACTCAATTAAAAGAGGTTAAGGAAGCAATGGAACTTAAGTTTGTTGCTGATATTAAAGCTATCCAAGATCAAGCCGATAAACTTGACTTAAAAGTTAATGCAAAAGAAATTAAAGGTAATAATAACGTTAGCTTCAATGATGAAATTGCAAAAGCTGTAACTGCAAATACTCAAGCTATTGAGGATTTCGTAGGAAAGAAAAACAATGTAAAAAGCGTTTCTTTAGACATCAAAGCCGTTGGCGATTTCACTACTGCAAATGTTACAGGAGGCAACAGATACGGACAAGTTTTTAGCCCTGAAATTCAAGGTATCACTACCCGTAAAGTTCACATGGATGAGATTTTGCCAGGTGGCACAATTGGTCCAGGTAACTCATTCACTTTCATGCGTGAGAACGGAACAGGAGAGGGAGCAATTGCACCAACTGCTGAGGGAGCAACTAAACCACAATTCGATTTAGATCTTGAAGAAGCTACTGTACAGGTAGAAACTATTGCAGGGTGGATTCGTGTAACTCGTAAAGCAATGTCTAATATTCCGGGATTTGTTTCTTACTTACAAAGAAAACTACCTGAATTGTTTAGAAAAGTTCTTGATGCTCAAATCCTTTACGGTAATGGAACAACTCCAAACTTAAAAGGCATTTTAGTAACAGGAAACTTTACGGCTTCTACGGCTACTATTTCACTTCCTTTGGTTGAGAAAATCATTCTTGATGTTTCAAGATTAGAAGATTCATTTGACCGTGACGCAAACTTTATTGCTTTACGTCCTTCTGCTTACTATTCTTTCTTTTTGAATAAGGCATCAGGATCTGGCGAGTATGATTTACCACAAGGTGTAACAATCGTAAATGGTCGTTTATCTTTCTTAGGCATTCCTGCATATGCTACAACTGCATTGACTGCACCTGATTATATCGTAGGAGATAGAGAAGGAGCGCAGTTATTGACTCAGGAATCAATGAGAATTGAGTTCTTCGATCAGGACGGAACAAACGTTCGTGAGAATAAAGTTACTGTTCGCATTGAAGGAAACTACGCTTTACCAGTGTACGGATCGACTTACTTCATCAAGGGAACTACTGCACAAGCATAATTCTGTTTTTTAGTTAATACAAAAAAGCCACTCAATAACGAGTGGCTTTTTTTATTCTACAGAACCTGTTGTTGATAAGTAGTAATCCCAATCATCATCATCTTGTTTCTTTTGCGCTTGTGTTTTTAATTCAACACTAAACTTACTCCCCTCAGTATATTGTCCTTCCAATTCAACATCTTCCATTTTGAACCCGACTAACTTTTCTACCTCTTCAATCGGTAAACGTCGTAAGAATCGTTCTATGAACTTTCTTTTAGTTCGTTCGATACTCATGTCGTTCACGAAATAAACGTGCTTCTGCAACGTTTCATGTGCAGTATATTTACCGTCTTTCTCTTCAAATCCTGCTGATATACAGCCTATAATCTCTGGTTCCATATTAGTTGTTTTTAATTTTAATAATAAACATTACCAACAACGTGCAAAAAGCAACTAAAGCTGATAAGTAAGTTCCTGACATAAAATATTCTTTTTTATTAAACTTATGCATAAACCCCATAAATGACAATGCAATTAATGCGGATATTGCTAAGTTAATAATGATGTGTGATGTTAAATCTTCATTCATAATAATTAATATAAAATAAAAACGCCACCCCTCGCTACAAAGAATGACGTTTTATTTATGTTTTTAGTTGTAGCGAATAACAAATGTAATAAACTTTTTTAAATACGCAAACAATATTTTTACTATCTTTGAAATAATAAAATTCATTACTATGAAAATCAAACTATTAAAAGATCATTTGGATCATACTGCAGGTGATACGATTGAAGTCACACCTGAACGTGGCGGTTACTTAGTTCGTGTTGGTGTTGCTGAAGAAACTAAAGTAAAATCGGAGACTAAAGAATTGAAACAGGAATATCACAATAAAAAGCGGAACCCGAAAAGCTAACGAGTAGGGGATATATATAAATACATATACACATGAGTTTTATTTTAAGAAAGGTGTTAAACGACAACACACAGACGAACATTGTTTTAGGAGATCAATACCAATTAATTGAAAGAGACTCTAATTACGATGAATTTTCAAAAGCATTCGAAGCTGATTTTGGTAAATTTCATGTCGCAGATTTAGATCCAACAAGCGATAATTTCGCACAAAATTGTTATGCCTTTTTGATTATTTACGGAGGGGATAAGCTTATCCCTTTGTACAAAAAACAATTTAATTACATAATGACTGATTCCGGCAAAACATTTGCAAATTTGAGTTATAGATAATCATTAACAGAAAGGAGATTAAAACCGATGCGTAATGTATCGGTTTTTTTTTATATCTTTGAATCAAACATTTATAACAATGGCTTACACCGATGTGATCACCTTAGAACGAGCTAAAAACTATTTACGTATTGACCCTGATTTAACAGAGGATGATGCGGAAATAACTTCAATGATTAATGGAGCGTGTATATATGTAGAAAAAAGAACAAATCTTATTTTATTTGCACGTGACATCGATTACAAAGGCTCTTGTCAGGTAAAAGTTTATGATGCTCCAATAAATGCAATTATAACAGATCCTGCACCTTGGTTTATTGAAAGGACAGCTTATACAATTTATCCAGACGTGAAAGCGGTTAAGTTAAATGTTGGTTATGGAGCTAATGAAGTACCTGATGATTTAATTGAAGAAATGTTAAGAATTATTTCATTATGGTATTATGATTCAGAGAAGAAAATAAAATCTGAACTTATTTATAATAGCGATATTATCAACTTACATAGACGTTTTATATAATGCAAAGTAGACAATGCGATAAGAGAATTAAAATTTACGGTACTGAATCTGTTCCTGATGGTTACGGAGGAAATATTGTAACACCTGTTTTAATCGGTTCTTTTTGGGCAGAATTAAAGCAAAATTCTGCATTTCGTGATTACAGCATAGGTAAGTCAGATTTAAAAGATAATTGGTCTTTTAATATCCGGGCAACGCCTAAAATTACGCCTGATAACATTGATAATTTAACAATAGAATATAAAGGCGTTAAACGTGTTGTAAATGATATTCGATATAATGACGAACTATTCAGGGAATTAAATATTATTGCTAATGGCGATTCGGGGAGTTAGAGAAACTATAAGAAACATTCGAGCTTTTGGAGAAAATGCCAAAAGACAAATTAATGCAGAAACTGAAGCAATAGCATTGCAGATAGAAATGGACGCAAAGCAAATGGCTCCGGCTAACTTCGGAAAATTACGCCAATCCATATCACATTCAAAAATATCTGACGGCAAATACAAAGTTACCGTAAATGAATATTACGGTGCTTATATGGAATTTGGCACAGGTACTAAAGTAAAAGTTCCTGCTGAATTTAGAGAGATGGCAAATTCATTCAGAGGACAAAGACAAGGAACTTACGCACAAGGATTGGATAGTATTAAAGTTTGGTGCCGTTCAAAAGGCATAGATGAAAAATTTGCTTATGTTATTTTTGCTAAAATATTAGGCGCAGGTATAAACCCAAAGCCTTTTTTGTATCCGGCATGGGTGAAAGGAAAAAAGGATTATGAAAAAAACCTGAAAGCATTATTAAGAAGATTGAATGCACGTGTATAATTATTTTCACTATCTTTGAAATATGGTAAACGTAAACCCTGATAAATTTATTCGTAAAGCAGTTTTCGATGCTACAAATAATATTGTAGTAAACTCAAAAACAATTAAAACTTTCGATATCGTTTAATAGCAATCTACTTCCTGTATTTCCAGCACTTGAATAACGTGTGTAAATCTCAATTAATAACGATGAATAGAAAAGGTAAAATGCCGTCAATTCAAAAGTTTATGCCATTAGGAATAGACAAAGGAGAAAACAAAGGCAT